AAACAATTAGAATTATTTAGCAAAGCCGACGTGCCCTTTGTTAATGAAGTAGAAACTTTTAACCGCACGTTCGGAAAACCAAACAATTATGAACCGACAATACCAGAAAAAAAGGAGTGGGAATTCGTATACGACTTTGTACTTGAAGAATTGGAAGAATATAGACAGGCTTGCGAAAACGGAGACATCGTGGAAGTTTTGGATGCTCTGTGTGATATTGCTTACGTTTCCCTTGGGAACGGTACTATGTTACACGGCCTTAAAGATAAGATATGGCCTGCATATCAAGAAGTACAAGGAAGCAATATGTCGAAGTCTTGTAGCACTAAAGAGGAAGCCATGGAAACTGTCACCCTCCGCTCTAAAGAACAAGATGAGCCATGTCACTTTGAACAGATCGAAGACCGATTCGTAGTATACAGAACACGTGATCGTAAAGTAATGAAATCAATTAATTACTATAGACCAGATTTAAAACAATTCTTTACAGGAGATGAATTACAAAAATTCCATAAACCAGCAACCTTTATTTAATGTATAAAAAGTGTTATTTAGGAGATAAAATAAAACCTAATGTTTTTCAAATGCATCTTTGGGAAGAAGATGGGGGACATCAAATTATTGAATATGAAAATGTAGCATATCAAGAATGTACTGAAGAAGAACATACACATAAAGGATTAAATGGAGAATTTTTAAAATCCCAACCTAAATGGTTTTATTCTAAAAATCCGGATTATAGTCATAAAAATACACCTGGTTTACATTTCCATGATATGAAACCTCATCAAAAATTTTTAGTTGAGCGTTATGGTGTAAATGATGTTCCTTCTAAGGGACATAGAGAAGTATTTTTTGATATTGAGTGTGAAATAGGAGGAGCATTAACTGAAGAATATATTGAAGATGCTCCTATGCCTATTACTTCTATTGCTTGGTGGGATAAACAAAAAGATTATTGGTCTATACTTATTTTAGATAAAAAAAATCAACTATCACATACTAAAACAGGAAAAAATAAAAATAAAGAAATTATTCCTTGTACTACAGAAAATGAATTGTTAGCTAAATTTATTGAAGCTATAAGAGAGATGGATCCCGATATACTAGTAGGTTACAACTCAGATTATTTTGATATACCTTATTTATATTATAGAATGTGTAGAACAATAGGTAAAGATTGGGCTGATCATTTATCTCCTATTGGTAAAGTAGTTTCTAAGAAAAATAATAAATATTTTTTTAAACAAAATCAATATGTAGATATTGTAGGTATTGAATCTTTAGATTATATTCGTTTACATAAAAAATATAGTTGGAAAGATGAACCAAGTTGGAAATTAGATGCAATTGGGGCCAAATATGTAGGTATGAATAAAGTTGAATATGATGGAAATTTAGATCAACTATTTGAAACTGATATTCATAAATTTATTCAATATAACTTTGTTGATGTAGAAATTTTACAAAAGTTAGATGAAAAATTACAATATTTAGCTTTAACTAAAAACTTATCCCATAAAGGTAAGCATAATTATAGTGAAGTTTATTCTAATAGTATTACTCAAGATGGAGCAATTTCTGCTTATTTATTATCCCAAAATATAGTTCCACCTCCTAAAGAACCTTTCCCTCAAAAGAAAGATAGTTATGCAGGAGGATATCTTTTTTGCCCTAAAGCAGGATTATACAAATATATGTTTGATGAAGATTTAACATCGTTATACCCATCTATAATTATGTCAATTAACATTGGTAAAGAAACATTCGTGGGTCGTATTATAGATGCAGATGACCGTAATAATAGATTGGGTCTTAACGATTTAAAAGAACGTGACCCCGAAGAAAAATTATTAGTAGAAAATGCAAAACGAAAACAAACCTATGTTAATGCTGGTAGGTTAGTTGAAATGATCAAACAAAATGATTTAGCAGTAGCGGCTAATGGTTCAATGTTTAGAACAGATAAAGAAGCAGTATTATCCACTATACTTAAAAAATGGTTTAAGGAGCGTGTTATTTATAAAAATGCAATGAAAAAAGCATATAAAGAAGGAAACAAAGAATTAGGTGAATATAATCATTTAATGCAATACACAATGAAAATTCTTTTAAATTCATTGTATGGTGCAACTGCATTACCTTCATTTAGGTATGGTATGAATTTCCAAACCCTAAGTGAAGCAATTACATTATCAGGACACAGAATAATCCAAGAATCAGCCCTTTGTGCTAATAGACATATGAATAAAGTTATGCGAGGGGAATTAAAATTAGAAATATGACATTAAAAAAACAATCTATTAGAAAAAATCAACTAATTACTGTAGAAGGTAAACCTATATCTAAAGAAGAAATAATCACTAGAAGTGAAAAATGGAGTGAAATCCAAGAGAATTTTTTTAAAAAAATGCTTAAACAAGGGGGAACATTTAAAGTAGCGGGAATAAAATATAAAGTAGAATTAATTGAAAGAAGTGATTTAGACTCTAACGGAAATAAACCAATAACTGTACCACCATTACCAGGTGAAAGAACATTTTAATTATGATATTACAAGAGGCATTTAATTGGTATTTAAATTATAACCCAAATACTGATTCTTTAAGATCTTCTCAATTAAATAAAGTAATTGGGGAAATAGAAGATGAATTTATTAGTAATTTTGATTCTTCTAAAAAAATAATTTGTATAGAAACAGGTGCTTCCCATAATTGGAATGATGGTTGTGTTGGAGCTTTTTTTGCAAAATTATGTGAATTAACAAATGGGAAATTCTATTCTGTAGATATAAATTCTGAATTAATTGATAATAGTAAAACATTATATAATAGCTTAGGATTTACTAATATAACTCATCATATTGATGACTCAGTAAATTATTTAAAGAATACAAAAGTTATTCCTAATATAGTTCATTTGGATTCATGGGATTTAAATCTTCGAGATCCTTTTCCTAGTGCATTACATGGGTGGAATGAATTTTTAGCTATTGAAGATAAAATGCCTTTAGGGTCTCTTTTAATTATAGATGATAATTATTTTAATGGAACTTGGGTTAATTGGAAAGATAATCGTAATGATAAAGAATGGGATAGAGTAACAATTAATTATCCAATTGTAGGTAAAGGAAGTCATATTTACAGTTATGTTGAAAGTGGTAATAGTAATTGGATAAAATTAAGTAATGACCATGTTGGAACAAATGAAAAATTAGTTTATAAAAAAGTAAAATTATGTTAGTAGAAATTTCAAACGGAGAATTATTAGATAAAATTTCAATTTTAGAGTTAAAATTACTTAAAATTGAAGATGAAGAAAAACTAATAAATATTAAAAAAGAATTTGAAACATTAAACCCTTTAGTAATAGAACTATTTGAAAAGTATGATGGTCAATTACAAAATCATTATCTTGAATTAGCTAAAATTAATGGTCAACTTTGGGATATAGAAGATTGGATTAGAGATTGTGAACGTGAAAAGAGATTTGATAAAGAATTTGTAGAACTAGCCCGTTCTGTGTATATTACCAATGATAAAAGATGTGAAGTTAAAAAATTAATCAATTTAATGACCTCATCAGGATTAGTAGAAGAAAAATCATATAAAGAATATTAATGAAACATTTAGAAGAAACACCTTGGTGGATATGTGATACAGATGATGAAAATTATTGTGCCTACGTTGATACTGATTCTAATTATTTTAATGCTGAACCTTTACTTTTTAAGTTATATCCTAATTTTGAAGAATTATCTGCAGAAAAAAAAGATGATATTTTAGAAAAGGTAGCAATGAAATATCAAGATGTAATTAATGAAGATTATGATAGATTAGCTAAAGAGTGTTTTAATGTAACTGAACATCGACTTGAAATGAAAACTGAATGTGTTATTCGTTCAGCTTATTTTAGAGCAACTCGTCGTTATGCTCAATGGATTACTAAACAAGAAGGAATTGCTAAAGAATCTTTAGATATTAAAGGTTTGGAATTTATGAAAGCAAATTTTCCACCTATCTTAGGATCATTTTTTAATGACATACTTCAACAGGTACTAAAAGGTGAAGAAAAATCTAGTATTTTAGATCAAATTAAAATATTTAAAAAACAAATCTTAGATGGTACAATACCACTTACTAAACTAGGTAATCCATCAGCAGTTAAAAAATTAGAAAAATACTCGGGTAAAAATGCTAGAGCAGGAGAAATGTTTACAGAAATACTTAAAGGAGCTCCTGCACCTGTACGTGCTACAATTCGTTATAATGATTTATTAAGGTTATGGCAATTAGATAAAAAATATAATTTAATTACACAAGCAGATAAAGTTAAATGGATTTATTTAAGAGATAACCCTTATAAAATAGAAGCATTAGCATTTCAAGATTTTGATGTGCCTGAAAAAATTAATGATTTTTTAAATGCTTATGCTGATAGACAAAAAGTATTTGATTCAATATTATTAAATAAATTAGAAGGATTCTTTAGTGACTTACAATGGTCATTAGATTTAAATCCTTATACAAATGCATTAGCATCTTTTGAGATATAAAATAAACTTCGTATATTACAACTATGGTAAATAAAACAACACTAACATCAGTTATTTCAAAATATTATTTAAATGGTTTAAATAATCAAGTAAAATGGCGTATTAAAGATAACCAATTAACTGTTTATGCGGGTGAAAATGGTAGAGTATGTAAAGTAATACATAATAATTTTAACCTTGAAGACTCAGAATTAGGTGTATTTGATACTCATAAACTTAGTAAATTACTTTCTATCACCAACGGTGAATTAAATATTTCACTTGAAAAAATTAAAGCGGTTTATACTAAAATACATATCGCTGATTTAAACTTTGATTTAACTTATTCATTAGCTGATATTTTAATTTTAGGTAAAAATACTTATTATGAAGATCCTGAAGAATTTGAAATACAAATTGATTTAACAAATGAAGATATTAATCATTTAATTAAAGCTAAAAGTGCTTTAGCTGATGTTAATAATATGTTAATCACAAGTACCACAGATATGGATGGGACTAATATATGTGAAATTATATTTGGTGATAATACAGGATTTTCAAATAAAATTACTTATCAGCTTAGAGGTAATATTACTAAAGGAGATATTCAAATTCCTTTTGATTCAGATATATTTAAAGATATTTTAAATGCTAATAAAGATATGGAAAGTGGTACACTGAAAATATCTGAAGTAGGAATGTTAAAATTAAATTTTTCAACAACAGAAACAGAAAGTGAATACTTTATTGCAAGAAATGAGTAAACACATATGTATAATAGAACATAAAATGGAGCTAGGGCACGTGTTATGTTTAAATTAAATTAACCGAGAGCTACGGCCTCACAAAACTAAATGATATGAGTACATTATTCAATGAACGTACACCGTTCGACTTACTATTCCGTAACTTTTTTAAAGCAGACGGATCTTTTCAACCAACAACGTTTGACAACAAACAACCTCACCCACTAGATATTTTTTACGACGAAGAAGGGCTTCACTTTGAGATTGCCTGTACTGGTCTAACTAAAAAAGATATTCAACTAGAAATAGATGGAGATCTTTTAAAAATTATCTATGATAAACCAAAAGAAGAAGAAGATTATTCTGGTTATATCTATAAAGGATTAGCTAAACGATCTTTTAATCTAGGTTATAAAGTAGCAGCTAAATTTGAACTTGAAAGTTTAACTGCTGGAATGAAAGATGGCTTACTTCATATTTTTATTCCAATAGCTGAATCTAAGAAGCCAAAAACAATTAAAATTCAATAATAAGTTTTATTAAAAAAGCGTGTCCTAGCGCATTTTATTTCGTATATTAACGTCTAAATAAATAAGTTATATGATAAAAAAAAGAAAGTCTATTCAGACTATTACCGATCCCTTACTAGAACCATTCTTTATTACTAAGGACGAATACAGTTATACTGTAAAACAAAATGTGACATCTGATGCCAATCATTTTAGGGCTAAAGGTAAAGCAAAAACTTATGAAAAATCCCTATATTATTATGCTAATTTTGAACAGGCTTTACAAAAAATAGCTAAATTACAAGCTGATATTGAAGATTTTGATAGTTTAGATGAATATATTAACAATTATACAAAAATAAGTACTAACATTAAAAATTATACAAATGGAATTAGAAGCATTGTTTGATGCCGTTATTGTAAAACCCCAAGAAGTTGAAGAAACTACTTATGGGTCAATTATTGTGCCTGATTTAGGTAAAGATAGAAATGAGCATGGAACTGTAGTAGCAGTAGGTCCTGGTAAACCAACTGTAACTGGAACTTTTTTACCAACAACTGTAAAGGTTGGGGATAAAGTAGTTTTACCAACAGTAGGTTTTACTAAATTACAACATTTAGGAGATGAATATTATATTGGCCCCGAAAATCAAATTTTAGCAAAAATTAACCAAACAGAGAAAAAAGAAGATGAATAAACAAGTTACATTAGGTTCAAAAGCTAGAACCAATTTAGTAAAAGGAATTGATACCTTAGCTGATGCTGTAGTATCAACACTAGGACCAAATGGTCGAAATGTAGTAATAGCAAACGAAATGGGAGTTCCACAATCAACAAAAGATGGAGTTACAGTTGCTAAATCAATTAAACTAAAAGATCCTGAACAAGAATTAGGAGTACAATTAGTAAAACAAGCTGCAATTAAAACAGCTGAAAAAGCAGGTGATGGTACAACTACATCTACTTTATTAGCTCGTGAAATGGTAAAAGCAGGATTAAATGCTTTAAATAATAATGAAAATGCAGTCCAAATTAAACGTGATATTGATTCTACAGTTGAAAAAGTAGTTAACAATCTTAGAAACAATATTTCAGAAGATATCTCAGGAGAAGAACAATTAGAACAAATTGCAACTATATCAGCAAATAATGATCCAGAAACCGGAAAATTAATTGCTACTGCTATTGACAAAGTAGGAATGGAAGGAGTTGTTCATATAGAAGAATCCCGAACAGGAGAAACATATTTGGAAACAGTAGAAGGTATGCAATTTGATAGAGGTTATAAATCCCCGTATTTTGTAACTGATAATAATACAATGACTGCTACTTTAGATAATCCACTTATATTAATTGCGGATAGTAAAATTACTCAAGTAAAAGAATTATTACCTATTCTTGAAAGTGTTTCTTCACAAGCAAAATCATTACTTATTATAGCAGAAGATATTGATCAAGAAGCATTAGCAACTCTTATTGTTAATAAAATGAGAGGTACTATGAAAGTATGTGCTGTAAAAGCCCCAGATTTTGGTGATAGACGTAAATTAGTTTTAGAAGATATTGCAGTCACAACAGGTGGTGTAGTATTTGATAAACAAAAAGGAATGAAAATGGATAAATTTAGTTGGGAATGGTTTGGAGAAGCTAGAACCGCAACTATAGATAAAGAAAAGACAACACTGGTAGATGGAAAAGGAACAATTGAATCAATTGAAACACGTATTGAAGAACTACAACAACAAATTGACAAAGCAGACTCACCGTTCGAAATCGAAAAACTCCAAGAAAGACTTGCAAAATTTGTCGGAGGAGTAGCAGTTATTCATGTAGGTGGAAATACTGAAACTGAAATGAAAGAGAAAAAAGATAGGGTTGATGATGCTTTACATGCAACAAAAGCCGCTATTGAAGAAGGTATAGTACCTGGTGGTGGAACAGCATTATTATATGCATCATCAGGATTAGAAGCTAAAACAACAGGAGCAGCTATTGTAATAGAAGCTTGTGCTAAACCCTTTAATCAAATTTTAGTTAATGCTGGGTTTGATGAAGTTAAGGGGCAAATTTTAGCTGATAATTTAGTTAACTCTGGTAATGATACTTGGGCTGGATTTAATATTAAAAATGAAAAAACAGTTAATATGAAAGAAGCTGGTATTATCGATCCAACTAAAGTAGCAAGAACTGCATTGCAAAATGCGGCATCTGTTGCTGGTACAGTATTACTAACAGAATGTACTGTAGTAAATGAAATTACTGAGGAAAATCCTCAACAACAAGTTGATCCATCAATGATGGGTTATTAACCAATAAATAATAAAAAAATGACAAAACAAGAAATTTTTGAGATTATTGAAACAAATTTCAATATCTTAGCAGCAGAAAACGATGGAACTACTAAGGCAAGTCAAGCACGAGCTAGAAAAGCAGCCCAAGCTATTAAACGAGTAATCACAGATTATAAAAAAGCATCTGTGGCTGAGTCAAAATAGTTTCGTATATTATGGCTACAAAGATTGAAGAAAAAAATATCCTAATCGCTCGGAGAGTTCCTCCGGGCGACAAATGGAGATTAGTTGCAAATGAACCAGATGGTCCTGTACATAAAACTTTAACTGATGCCTTAGAAGCATACATGGTCAAAACAGGATTTAAAGGTCACTACAGGTTAGAACCACTTAAAAGTAGTTTATATGCAATTGATTCTAAAGAAACAGAAGTAATACCAGAACCAGAAAAGAAATATTCAATATATGGCGAATACGGAGAATAGTTTATTAGTAGAAAAATATAGACCTAAAACATTAAATAATTATGTTGGAAATGAAAATATAAAAAAATCTATATCTGCCTATTTAAACCAAAATGATATTCAAAATTTTATATTTTATGGTCCTGCAGGAACTGGTAAAACAACGTTAGCAAAAATTATTGTTAATAGTCTAGACTGTGATCATCTATATATTAATGCTTCTGATGAACGTGGTATTGAAACCATTAGAGATAAAGTTTCTAGTTTTGCATCTGTTGCTTCGTTTAAACCACTTAAAGTGGTTATTTTAGATGAAGCAGATTTTCTTACAATTCAAGCTCAAGCATCACTTAGAAATATAATTGAAACATTTTCTCGTACTACAAGATTTATTATGACTTGTAATTTTGTAGAACGTATTATTGATCCCCTACAATCTAGATGTCAAGTACTTAAAATTGTACCTCCAACCAAAAAAGATGTTGCTAAACATTTAAATTGGATTTGTAATGAAGAATCAATTACACATGAAATAAATGATTTAGTACCTCTAGTTAATCAATATTATCCCGATTTACGTAAGTGTATTAATACTATACAATTATCAACTGTAGATGGTGGGGCAAATGATTTATATCTTAGGTTAGATCAATCCATACTAGTATCATCTAATTATATAGACAAGGTTATTACTGAATTATCTAAAGGTAATAAAGTATCATCATTTAATACCATACGTCAAATTATAGCAGATGCTAATGTAGATGACTTTGATGGGTTATTTAGAGCACTTTATGATCGTTCATCTGAATATTATAAAGATAAAGAAGGCACAGCAACACTAGCAATAAACGAACACCAATATAAAGCAAATTTCCGTATTGACAAGGAAATAAATATAATGTCATTAATTCAAACTTTAATAAAATATAAATAATTAAACTATGGAACAACCAGTTCAACAACCCAAAATCGATTTATCCAACACTACTGCATTAAAAAACTTTGATGGAGGGGATACATTTACTCAACAATTTATCATTCGTAAAGTTTCTAGATTTGTAACAGGTACTGATGAAGATGCTATGATGCCTATTCCAGTATTTGTATGTACAGAATCAGGTAAAATTGTAGGAGAAGGATTACCTCCTGAATTAAGAGAAGAATATAAAGATCAACTTCTTTAATGAAAAATATTTTTGATTGGTTAAAAGCAATTAATAATACCAAACCCCCAGCTGAGTCTTTTACAGACAAAGATTGGGAGGTTTGGAACAGTTATATGATACATAGATTTTTATCTATGAATCCTGATTATTTAGAAATTGTAAATTATGTTCAAGATTTTCCCCCACAGGAAAAAAGAATGATTTATAATATTTATAGAGAATTTATTCCAAAAAATAATAAATGGAGTAAATATATTAAATCTAAAGTAAAACAACCAAATAAAGATTTAATTATTAATATTAAAAATTATTTCCAATGTTCATCAAAAGAAGCAAAAGAATATATAAATATATTGGATTCTACAGACGTAGGTCGTATATTATCTAGTATAGGATTAGAAAAAAAAGAAATTAAACAATTATTAAAATGACAAAAGAATTATATAATATGTTAAAAACATCTGCTGAGGCAGATAAAGCTAAAGCATTATTATCACTTGAATTACTTGGTAATAAAGCAGTAGGAATTGGAGATCACTCTACAGAAGATTTTTATAAAAATGCTGAAGAAGCACTTATAAATCTAGTTGATGCTGATGATAGATTAGCAGCACTAAATACTTATTTTCTAGATAGTAAAGAACAAATCAATGGGTGATTCAGTTAAAAAATACATGGAGAGTTTAGAAAATAAAATTAATAGCGGGGGACATTTTGCTTCCAACGCCATCCAATTATCAAAATTTATGAGTGATAGAGAAATTATGAATGCTAAAAACGGGGTATCAACAAAATTAAGTGTACAAGTATTCGAAAAAGAATACCCTGAATTATCTAAGGAATTTAAAAAAATCCAAAAAGAAATGTATGAAATGTTTGCCCGTAAACATATGGATTATGGTTTAAATAACATTGCTTTAGGTGGAGATATCGTTAATAACAGCGATGATAAACAATTTTCATTAACTGGGTTATGTATTAGATTAACTGACAAAATATCACGTTTAAAAAATTTACTAATTAATGGTAGATCATTTGTTGAAGGTGAAGGTATGCAAGATACATTTATAGATATTGCTAATTATGGAATAATCGGTCTTTTAGTAGGTCGAGATAAATGGAAAAAATAGTTTGGCTAAAAAACTTCCAAAAATAGTAAAAGAGATTAGAAATAATCCCCCACCACCTATTAATTATGCATATCAAAAGAATATATCATATTCTCAGATGTCTATATTTAGAGGATGTCCTCATAGATGGAAACTTCAGTATAAAGATAAAATTAAACGATTTACATCTTCTATCCATACTGTATTTGGAACTGCTATGCATGAATCAATGCAATATTATCTAGATTATGCTTATGAAAAATCATTTGCTGCTGCTGATAGAGATATTGATTTAAAAGAAGATTTTCAAGGTCGATATATAAGTGAATATCAAGTACAATATAGAAAGAATAATGATTCTCATTTTTCTGATGCCGTTGAAATGAGAGAATTTTTTGAAGATGGGGTAGCTATTTTAGAATGGTTTAAGAAAAAGCGTAATAGATATTTTAGTAAAAAGGGTACATATTTAGTTGGATGTGAAATACCAATTGTAGTAGCACCAAATAAAATGTTAAATAACGTATTATATGTGGGGTATCTTGATGTTGTAACATATTGTGAAACAACAGATACATTTAAAATAATCGATATAAAAACAAGTACTAATGGGTGGAATGATTATTCTAAAAAAGATGAAAATAAACAATTCCAACTATTACTCTATAAACAATACTTTTCAGAACAATATAATATACCTTTAAATAAAATTGAAATTGAGTTTTTTATTCTTAAAAGAAAGGTATTAGATCCTAATGATGAAAAGCTTATGTCACCTTATCAAGCTTATAGGGTACAACAATTTGCACCACCAAGTGGTAAAATTAAACTATCAAGAGCAAAAAATGCTATTAATGATTTTATTAATGAATGTTTTAATTCAAGTGGTAAAATAAAAGAAGCAGATTATCCAAAATCTCCTTCTAAATGGAATTGTAATTTTTGTCCTTATGGAGAAGATAAAGAATTATGTGGAGCTAAACAACATTTTTCGTAGGTTTCCACATACGTATATATATAAATAATGTTTTAATAAATAAAGACTATGAGTTCAACAAAAAACCAAACACTAACTAGTGTTAAAGTCCAAACCCCTTTATTTGAGGAATTTAAAATTGAATGTGTAAAGCGTAAATTTTCATTTCAAAAACTTGCTGATCGTGCTTTGTTTTTGTATCTTACAGATGAAGATTTTCGTAAAAAAATTACAAATCAAATTAACCTCCAAATAAAAAAGAATGGATAGAAAATTTAGTTATATTCCCAAAGATAAACGTAAAAAAATACTTTTAATTTGTGATGATATCAGAGTACATTCAGGTGTTGCTACTGTTGCTAAAGAAATTGTAGTACATACTGCAAATCATTTTAATTGGTGTCAAATAGCAGGTGCTATTAGACATCCTGAAAAAGGAAAACAACTAGATCTATCAGATGAAACTAATAAAGTAGCAAAAATTGAAGATTCTTATGTAAAATTATTCCCTGTAGATGGTTATGGTAATGAACAGATTTTAAGAGAAATTTTAAAATTTGAAAAACCAGATGCCGTAATGTTGTTTACAGATCCAAGATATTTTGAGTTTGTTTTTAGAATGGAGGCTGAAATTAGAAAAATTTGTCCTATTATGTATCTTAATATTTGGGATGATTTACCTGCTCCTATGTATAACAGTGCTTACTATGAAGCTTGTGATTTATTAATGGGAATTTCAAAACAAACTGTAAATATTAATAAGTTAGTTTTAAAAGGAAAAGAAAAAAATAGACTATTTAAATATTTACCTCATGGTAAAAATGAAAATATCTATTACCCTTTAACACAAGAAGAAAAATCATCAAAAGATTTTATTAACTTTAAAAAAAGTATATTTAAAAATAAAAACCCTAAATTTGTTGGTTTCTTTAACTCTAGGAATATTAGGAGAAAACAAATCCCTGATACTTTATTAGCTTTTAGAGAATTTTTATATTCATTACCTAAAGAAGAAGCTAAAGAATGTTTTCTAATATTACATACAGAAGCAGTAACTGATCATGGTACAGATCTATATAAAGTAAGAGAATATTTATTTGGAGAAGATTTTGAAGATCAAATTATATTTTCCCACCAAAAATATGATGATAGAATATTAAATTGGTTATATAATATAGCTGATGTACAACTATTAATTACATCAAATGAAGGATGGGGATTAACAATTACTGAGGCTATTTTAGCAGGTACTCCTATTATAGCTAATACTACAGGTGGGATGCAAGATCAAATGAGATTTGTAGATAATGAAGGTAAATGGTTTGAACCGGATGAGAATGTGCCTTCTAATCATAGGGGTACATATAAAGAACATGGTGAATGGGCATTTCCAGTTTATCCAACTTCAAATTCAATACAAGGTTCTCCTCCTACTCCTTACATTTATGATGATAGATGTTCATGGGAAGATGTTAGTAAAAGATTAAAAGAAGTATATCTTATGAATAAAGAGGAACTTCAATCTAGAGGGTTAAAAGGTAGAGAATGGGCTATAAGTAATGAAGCTGGTTTTACATCAAAACACCAGGCTGAAAGATTTGTAGAATATGTAAATGAACTATTTGATACTTGGGAACCAAGAGAAAAATATGAAATAGTAAATGCAAATGAATATAAAGGAAAATTTTTAAACCATAAAATAATTTATTAATGAGTAAAACAAGTTTTGTAATAAGTTGCCCATTTGACACTTATAGTGGATATGGAGCTAGATCAAGAGATATAGTTAAAGCTATAATACAATCTGGAAAATATGATGTAATGTTATTACCCCAGAGATGGGGATCAACTTCTTGGGGTTTTTGTGATGCACACCCTGAATGGAAGTTTTTAAATGATTTAAAAATTAATAGATTAACTAAACGTCCTGATATTTGGATGCAAATTACAATACCTAATGAATTTCAACCAGTTGGGAGATATAATATTGGATGTACCGCAGGTATTGAAGCTGATAAATGCAAACCAGAATGGATTGCTGGTTTAAATAAAATGGATAGGAATTTTGTGTCTTCTAAATTCACAAAAAAGATGTTTGAAGAACAAATATTTGATCAAAAAGATAAAAAAACAAACCAAGTTATAGGAAGTATTAAATTAGAAAAACCTATAGATGTTGTATTTGAAGGTGTAGATTTAGATACATATAAACCTCTAAAAAGTACTGAATTAACTACTTTTGATTTTAGTAAAATTAAAGAATCATTTTGTTATTTATTTGTAGGACATTGGATGAAAGCAGATTTTGGTCATGATAGAAAAAATGTTAGTTTATTAGTAAAAGCATTTTATGAAACATTTAAAAATAAAAAGAAAAAACCTGCTTTAATATTAAAATCATCTACTGGAGTAGCAGGATATATGAGTAGAGATGAAATTTTAGATAAAATTAACAAAATTAAAAAATCAGTAGATTCTAAAATTTTACCTAATATTTATGTTTTAAATGGAGAATTTAGTGATTCTGAAATGAATGAATTATATAACCATCCTAAAGTAAAAGCAATGGTTAGTTTAACTAAAGGAGAAGGGTTTGGTAGACCATTACTAGAATTTACTACAACAGGTAAACCTGTAATAGCTTCAGGTTGGTCTGGTCATACAGATTTTTTACATAATCAATTTTCAGTTTTAATACCTGGAGAATTAGAACCTGTACACGCCTCTGCTGCTAATAATTGGTTAATTACTGAAGCTAAATGGTTTAAACCTGATACTAGATATGTTGGAGGTTCTTTTAAAAATGTATTTGAGAAATATAAAGATTTTAGAACAAAAAGTAAAAGACAAAAATATTATACACAACAAAATTATAGTTGGAAACATATGGAAAAATTAGTTAATGAAATTTTAGATAATAATCTTCCAGAGTTTCCTAAAGAAATGGAGCTAAAACTCCCAGAATTAAATATACCAAAATTATGAAACATGACTCACTAAAAATATGCACCAGATGTGGTTCAGATGCTTGTTATACCCAAGAAGTAACTAAAGATATTAATATAGAAATGTGTTATGGATGTGGTTTTCAAAGTAACAGTATAATTAAAAAAGGAAATGAATTCTTTAATCAACAATTTGAAAATCTTCCAGAATTATATAAAGAATTAATGGATGAAGAAGAAGAAACAGGTAAAATATGGATGCCCACTATTATTAACTTAAAAGATAAGGGTATGGTTTTTGCTGATGGAACTGGAAGAAATAATTGGAGATGGGCTGCAGTCAAAGCAGTAGAAATACCTAAGGAAGAACAAGAAAAATTTAAAGGAGAAAAACATAAAGCTGATATGTCTACTATAAAACATTTTGTAGAACGTGAATTTATAGAAGCACTTTCATATATTGGCGTATTACCAGAATAAATGAAAATATTAGTTACAGGTGGAGTTGGATTTGTAGGAACAGCTCTAATTAAAAAATTGTTAACCGAGGGACATAATGTTCACTCATTAGATAATTATGAAATTGGTGTTATTGAAAATGAAATAGCTGGTTGTAATTATCATATTGGGGATATAGAAAATATAAGTTTAATGGATAAAGATTTTGATCTAATATTTCATTTAGCTGCTCTATCTAGAATACAACCTTCATTTAATAATCCAAATGAAACCTACAGAGTTAATACAATTGGAACACAAAGGGTATGTGAATTTGCTAGATTAACGGGAGCTAAAGTTGTATATGCTGGTTCCTCTTCTAGATGGCATGATCCATATCAATCACCTTATGCTGCGTGTAAACACATGGGAGAAGAAGCATGTAAAATGTATAAAAAAACCTATGGTATGAATATTGAAATAGTTAGGTTTTATAATGTTTATGGTCCTGGTGAAATAGTAGATGGAGATTGGGCTGCGGTTATAGGAAAATGGAGACGTCAAGTTAGAGATGGAGAACCAATAACCATTGTAGGTAATGGTGAACAAAGAAGAGATTTTACCTATATAGATGACATTATAGATGGACTATGGAAAATTGGAATGAAGGAATTAACACATGAAGATGCCTGGGAATTAGGAACGGGTATGAATTATTCTATTAATGATGTTTATTTAATGTTTAAGGAAAGATTTGGAGTTGATTTTATTAACTTACCAGACCAATCAGGCAATTATAGAGCTACTTTAAGAGAAAATGATGATAGTTTAGATAAATTAAATTGGAAACCTTCAGATAAATTAAGAGATTATATCTTAAGTTTAAACAAAAATTAAATATGAAAATAAGTTATGCAATAACCGTATGTGATGAGTTTCTTGAAATACAAAAACTTCTCTCACTATTATTAAATAATAAAAGACAACAGGATGAAATTGTAGTATTAGTTGATTTAAGTAAAAATGAACCTACATCTGAACTCTTAAGTTATCTTCATGAACTAAGTTCTGAAGATTGTATTAAGTTAGTTGAAGACAATTTTAAAGGACATTTTGCTAATTGGAAGAATTTATTAACTAATCATTGTTCTGGAGATTTTATATTTCAAATAGATGCTGATGAAACCCCCCATGAAGTATTATTAGGTTATCTTCCTGAAATATTAGGAAATAATCCTAATAATGAAGTATATTTAGTTCCTAGAGTTAATACTGTAGAAGGATTAACAGATGAACATATTAAAAAATGGGGATGGAGAGTTAACGATGCCGGTTGGGTAAATTGGCCTGATTATCAATGGCGTATTTGGAAAAATAAACCAGAAATTAAATGGGTAAATAAAGTACATGAAAAACTAGAAGGTTTTAAAACATATGCTACCATTCCTTTAACTGAACAATTATCTTTATACCACCCTAAAAATATTAATCGTCAAGAAAAACAAAACGCTTATTACGATACATTATGAAAATATTATATGTAACAAATCATAATGATATTTTTGATTTTACTAAAGGGGTTATTAATGATTACCAAAATGATTTAGTATTTCATGGTTTAAGAGAATTATTTGGAGATGATGTTGTAGATAGTACACAAATAATATCTTTATATAAAGAATTTGAAGGTAAGATTTTGCCTCAAAACTTATGGGGACGTATGACTCTTTTTTGGTTAATAGGTGATAATAATATAGATAGAACTAATATTGAAGATAAAATTAAAGATAAATATTATGATTTAATTATTTATGGGTCAATTAAACGTTGTAGAAATTATTATAATCTAGTTTCTAAAGTATACCCACCTGATAGAGTTATACTAATTGATGGAAATGATGAAGAAACTTTAGATCCTTTACATACTAAACATCTATATTTTAAAAGAGAATTTTTACCTGGCTATGAACATAAAAATATCCATCCTATAACTTTTGGTATTCCTTCTTCTAAAATAGCCAAATTGCCTATAACAAAAACACAACAATATGCAACTAACATCCCAGGTAAACCTGAAACTTATATTTTTAAAGATGAAAAAAGTTACTATGAAGATTACCAAAAATCATATTATGGAGTAACTACTAAAAAAGCAGGATGGGATTGTATGAGACACTATGAGATATTAGGTAATTATTGTATGCCTTATTTTCCAGAATTAGAAAAATGTCCTAAGAATACTTTATCTTTACTACCAAAAGAATTACTTATAGAAGGAAGAGAGTTAACGAAAAATTTTAATATTGAAAGATATTATAATATTTTAGATGAACTATTTGATTATACTAAACAAAATCTTACTACAAAAAATGTAGCTGAGTATATATTATCTAAAATATGATATTAAAGGAAATTATAAATAAATCATATTATGGTACCTGTAATTATATTGGTAATCTTAATGATCTTAAAAGATTAGAACAACTTATTTTATATAATTTTAATGTACTAAAAGAATATAAAGGTATTATAGTAGCCACTAACTATGGAAATCTAGATTTATCCTCCCAAAATTCAGAAATGTGGTTAAAGTATTTCCCTAATTGTCATATAATTGATTTAAATGAAAATAGAGGACATAATTTTGGGACTGCTGATTTAGACAATGTCTTATTTGATTATTGTAAACAAAATAATATAGAATGGTTATGTAAATCATCAGGAGATACTATTTTAGAAATAGAAGTACTTAATAATAGAATTGAAGAAAGTGATTTTTATTACTTAAATGGAATTGGTTATGGTGGAATGGTTAAATATAATTTTAATTTAGATGTAATAATTAAAGAAGATTTTTATCCACAAACTAATTTTTATTTTATAAATGTATCAAAAACAGATTATTTAAATGATAAAGATTACATTAATAAAACATATGACACTATTAAAAATAATTCTGAATATAATGGAAAAATTTGGGAATATTTTAGTGGGTGGAGTTGTGAAGATTTCTTAAAAAATTGTGTTATTAGAAATAATCTTTCCAAATTTCATTTGGTTACTCCAAAAAATTATCGTATATTACTTCAATATATAAAAGATTCTCAAATACATGACTGTAGTCATAAACAAATAATGATTGAAAATATTTGTCATTTACATGAGGGTAATAATATAATAAAACTTTAATATGAAACAAACAAAAAAAATTTGGTATGCTCCTTATAAGCATGAAGCTTATGGTCAAGAAGAAATTGATGCCGTAGTTGAATCACTAAAATCAGGTTGGTTAGGAGGACAAGGTCCTAAATCAGTTGAATTTGAAGAAAAAATTGCTAAAACATTTGGTAAAAAATATGGTGTATTTGTTAACTCGGGTTCATCAGCATGTTTATTAGCTATTGCTGCTTTAGACTTACCTAAAGGAACTAAAATTATTACACCTGCTTGTACATTTGCTACCACATTAGCTCCTATTATCCAATTAGGATATGTACCTGTATTTGTAGATGTAGATTTAACTACATATTGTGCAAATATAGATCAAGTTATAGCTAAAGTAACAGATGATACATCAGCAATTATGTTGCCAAATTTAATTGGTAATAAACCAGATTGGCCTAGACTTAAAAAGGCATTAGTTGATATGGGTAGAGAAGATATTTATTTAATTGAAGATTCAGCTGATACTTTAACTCAAACACCTGAAACAGATGTTGCCACTACTAGTTTTTACGCTTCACACGTTATTACAGCTGGTGGAGTAGGTGGAATGGTAATGTATAATGATAAAAAACATGTTACTAAATGTTTACAATATAGAGATTGGGGTAGATTAGGTGATGATTCTGAGATTATGGATGATAGATTTAATCATATAGTAGATGGGATTCCTTATGATCATAAATTTTTATATTCAGTATTAGGTTATCATATGAAAGCTAGTGAAATGAATGCCGCATTTGGTATTGTTCAATTAGAAAGATTTGGTGTTAATAGTAAAATTAGAAGAGATAATGTTGAACGTTATTTAGAAAATTTAAAAGGGGTTGGGGATCTAATTTTACCTGATGATAGTATTAAACCTAATTGGTTAGCAATACCCTTACAAACAGAAAAAAGATTTGAATTATTAAACTTTTTAGAGGATAATAACATCCAAACTAGAGTAACATTTGCCGGTAATGTAACTAGACACCCAGTTTATCGTGAGTATTTAGAAGACTTTGAAAATTCAGATACTATTATGAAAAATGGATTTTTACTAGGAGCTCATCACGGGATGACTGTTGAAGATGTAGATATTGTATGTGATAAAGTTAAAGAATTTTTTAATAAATAGATGAAAGTAGCTATATTAGGGGATGGATTACTAGGAACAGAATTATCAAAACAAACTAATTGGGATATTATTAGTAGAAATTCTCATGGTCATGATTTTAATGATATATCATCTTGGTATCAATATTTAGTTAAATATGATGTAATTATTAATTGTATAGCTAACACTGATTCATACTCCAAAGATAAAACCCAACATTGGAACATAAATTATAAATCAGTAGTAAGACTATGTAATTGGTGTAATGAATATGATAAAAAATTAGTACATATATCTACTGAATTTGTTTATGCTAATAATGAAAAACCACCTACAGAAGAAGATATTCCATCCCCTGATAATACTTGGTATGCTTATACTAAATTATTAGCAGATGAATATATTAAACTTACTAGTTTTAATTATCTAATTTGTAGAGAATTACATAAACCAAATCCATTCCTATATGATGAGGTTTGGAAAGTCCAAACATCAGGAGATACAGTTGATAAAATAGCTAATTTAATAATACAATTAATAAATAAAAATGCTAGTGGAGTTTTTAATGTTGGTACTGGGGATAAATGGTTAAAAGAACTTGCACCTAAAACAAGTAAAGTAATACCACCTCCATTTAAAACCCCATTTGATACTAGAATGGACTTAACTAAACTTAATAACTTTTTAAATGAGAATAATATATAGAATATCAGATGCTGGTTATAATAAAGTCAAACCAGAATATATTAATAATGAAAATTGTTTAGCTAATGCTACTAAGGTATTTGATAATTCAACCTGGAGTGTTATAGCAGATAATGTATCCCCAGATACTAATAATATGATTCAAAAATATGTAACACGTAATTGTATTTTATATGCTGAAAAAGGTAATGGGGCTGCAACATTTAATTTAGCATTGGATGAAGCCTTAACTTATGATGATGAAGAAATAATATATTTTATAGAGAATGATTATTTGCATAAACCTGAATCTGAAAAAATAATAGAAGAAGGATTTAAATTAGGAGCATCATTTGTATCATTATATGACCATCCAGATAAATACATTACACCTGAAAATGGTGGTAATCCTTATTGTCAAGGTGGAGCTGAAGACACAAGAGTATATTTAACTGATTCTTGCCATTGGAAAATAACTAATAGTACTACTATGACTTTTGCTGCTAAAGTAAAAACATTAAAAAAAGTAGAACCTACACTTAGAGCTTATACTACTGGAACCTACCCTCAGGATTTTAAAATGTTTTTGGATTTAAGAAAACAAGGACATTTGTTAGTAACACCTTTACCTGGATATTCTACTCATGGAGAAACTGCTTGGTTAACTCCTTTAACTAAATGGGAACAATATATAAAATGATAACAGTAGTAATTACAACATATAAAGAACCTAAGGCATTAGATATTTGTTTACAATCCGCTATTAAAGGACAAGTCCACGATAATCAGATTATTGTAGTAGTAGATGGTTATTATGACTTAAATAAAGAAGTACTAGATAAATATAAGGATAAAATAAATACCCTTAATTTAGAAAATAATTTAGGAATGATTAAGGCCATGAATTTAGGTCATTATAATGCCCATCATGATTTGGTATTTCATGTTCAAGATGATAATGTATTTCCAAATAAATGGGATGAAAAATTATTAGAACATTATAAAGAAGGATCAGTTTTAACCCCAAACCAAATAGAACCTAATCCAAGTATGTTTCCTCAATTTAGTATAAAAGATTTAGGAACGGATTTAAATAACTTTAATTTATCTTCATTTTGGGATTACAATGAATTAATATCTAAAAATGAATTTGATGAATGTGGTTCAACTTTCCCTTTCTTAATATCTAAATCTGATTATCTAAAAATAGGTGGATTTGATGAATCATACCCAGGACCTTGGGTTGTTGATTGGGAATTTTTTATGAAATGTCAAATGAATGGATTAAAAATGATTAGAACTTATAACTGCCATTTTTACCATTTTGTATCATTAGGGACAAAATCACAAGAACAATTAGAGGAAGCAAAACAAAAAGAAAATTTATGTCATAAATTTGCCTTATACAAATGGGGTTCGTATATTAAACATAACCCTAATAATAACATAAAATATATTTAATGGAAAATATAATAGGATTTACAGCAGGTAACTTTGATCTAATCCATCCAGGATATATCTATACATTTGAAGAAGCAAAACGTCATTGTGATTATTTCATGGTGTTTTTACAACGTGATCCATCTGAAACTAGGTTTACTAAATACAAACCTGTTATTCCTTTATATGAAAGGTATAAAACTTTAATGGCTATCGAATATGTAGATGAAGTAGTTACATATCAAACAGAAGAAGAATTAATAAGTCTAATTGAATTTTATAAACCCGATATTAGAATTTTAGGAGACGATTACATTGGTAAAAGATTTACAGGGGATTATTTACCTCAAAAAGTAATTTATACTACCAGATCACATGGTTGGTCAACTACTAAGTTGAAAAATATGATTACTAAACAAACAGTTTTACAAAATCCTGATGTTTTAAATGAAAAAAATTAGTGACCATAGAGGATTATTTTTTTTAGATAATAATGCTAGATATGATCAAGTATTTATTGCAACTAATGAAGCTAGGCATACTTTTAGAGGTATGCATTTTCAAACTAATCCTTATCAAATTAAAAATTTAACAATTATCCAAGGGGAAGTTTTAGATTTTTTATATAATATTAAAACAGGTGAAGTAAAAGAATATAATTTAAAAGTAGGAGATACACTTACTATTAGTGAAGAGTATGCTCATGGTTATTTAACATTAGTACCTGACACTATAGTATATTATGGAGTAAAAGGAAAATTTAATCCTGATACATACAAAAGTATTGTATGGAATACAATTCCTAGTATAAAAAATACAATAGAAACAATTATAGGTGACTTAAATAGAATTACAATTTCAGAAAAAGATAAATTAGGAAAATGAGAATAATAGTAACAGGAGGAGCAGGATTTATAGGATCCCATTTTATAAATTTTGTAGGTAAACAAAACCCAACAACTGAGATTGTATTGGTAGATAAATTAACTTATGCTTCTAATTTGAACAATTTAGATGTTAAAGTTAAATTTATTAAAAAAGATATATGTGATATAACCCCAGAGGATTTAGGAATATATGATTATTTAATCAATTTTGCAGCTGAAAGTCATGTTGATAATTCAATTAAAAATGGAAAACCATTTGTAAAAACAAATGTTGAAGGTACTTTTAATTTATTAGAAGTAGCTAGACAAAATCCTAATCTAAAAAAATTCGTTCAAATATCTACTGATGAAGTTTATGGTGATATGGATGATTATGGTCCTGGTGTTTTAGCTGATGAAAAATTTAGTTTAATTGGATCATCATATTATTCATCAACTAAGGCGTCTGCTGATTTATTAGTTCAAGCAGCAGGTAGAACATATGGATTACCCTATTTAATAACTCGTACGTGTAATAATTACGGAAAAAACCAACATCAAGAAAAATTATTGCCTACAATAATAAATTGTGTTAAAAATAATCTTAAAATTCCTATCTATGGAGATGGTCAAAATATAAGAGAATGGATACATGCTGATGATAATTCAATGATAATATTCAATTTATTAAATTCAGATAAAACAGGAGTACATAACATAGGTTCAGGTGAAAGATATACTAATTTACAAATAATTGAAACTATAGAAAAAATATTAGGTTATCAATTAGATTTAAAGTTTGTAGAAGATAGAAAAGGCCATGATAGAGCTTATGGTTTATTAACTAATTATACACCTGTATTACAAAATAACTTGACAAAATATTTAACAGAACAATTATGAAAATAGGAATTATAGGACAAGGATTTGTAGGTAATGCTATATACCAAAAGTTTAAAAATTATTATAATGTAATAACTTATGATTTAAAACCAAATTTATGTAATTCTACATTTGAAGAAGTAGCTAAACAATTAGTTATATTTGTTTGTCTTCCTACTCCAATGAATATGGATGGAAGTTGTAATATTGATTTAATTGAAAAAACTCTTTTAAAAATATCTCAATCTCCATCTCCAAATTTATTTAGAACAATAGTAATTAAATCAACAATCCCCCCAGGTACAACTGATAAATTAAATGCTAAATATGATAATCTTCATATTATGTTTAATCCTGAATTTTTAACTGAAGCTAATGCTATAGAAGACTTTAATAATCAAAATAGAATAATTTTAGGAGGTCATAAAGATGTTACATCCTACCTTAAAACTATATACATTAAAGTATTTCCACAAGCACGTATAATTAAAACTGATTCAACTCATGCAGAAATGGTAAAGTATCTAATAAATACATTTCTTTCAACCAAAGTATCTTTTGCAAATGAGATGTACGAAATAAGTAAATCATTAGGTATTGATTATGATAAGGTTATTGAGTATGCAACATTAGATGATAGATTAGGAAAATCACATTGGAATGTACCAGGACCAGATGGGGATTTTGGATTTGGTGGACATTGTTTTCCAAAAGACCTCCAGGCATTGATATCATTAGCACACGATTTAAATGTATCCCCAAGAATATTAACAGCAGTTGATTGTAAAAACAATGATGTTAGAAAAAACAAAGATTGGAAACAAATGAGAGGGAGAGCTGTAATATAGTTGTTTACCTAATCTCTTTTTCATATATTTATATATTGCAATTTAAATTTAAATAATAGTTAATGACAACAACTCAACAATCAAACAATGGGCAAACTCAAGTCAATAGTACTAGAGAAACGTTCAATGCAAAGGTATCCCGATTAAGTATGTTAGGGAGATCTAAAAAAGTTGCCTGGGACAATGTAAGAAGAAACAGGTCAATTTAACACTTAAAAAGTAATAAAAAATGAAAATGATTCCTTGTATTAAATGTAAGGCAGATATGCCTGAATTAAGGTTAACTCAATATGGTTATAAAGTATGTGTTAATTGTTCTAGTGTAAGCACTAAACGTGGCATCCCAGTAACAAGGGGTTCAGGTGATCATACTTGGACTGAAACCGTAATAATGGAAGAAGATCAATATCAGTCTTTTGTAAACTCAACTTCTAAAGAAAGAGGTAGCAGTGGTGATACAGTAACCTTTAAATTAAATTAATGCCTAAGGCAAAACCTTTATCTAAAGAACAAATAGTAGCGGCTCAAGCGAAAACAAAATCTAATATGGCTGCTGCTCGTTATCTTCATGTGTCATATCAACACTATAAGAAGTGGGCTAAGTTATATAAATTATTTGATGGACATAAAAATCAAAGTGGTAAAGGTATACCTAAGTTTTTAAAGGGGCCTAAAAAAATGCCTCATATGTTAGAAATAATTGAGGGTAGGATAGCTGCATCTTCATTTGATCCAAATAAACTTAAATATGCTCTAATAGAACAGGGATATTTATCAGAGGAATGTTCTATATGTTCATTTAAAGAAAGAAGGGTATTAGATTACAAGATTCCTTTATTACTTCATTTCAAAGATAATAATAGTAATAATTATAGTTTAGATAATGTACAGTTATTATGTTATAATCATTATTTTCTAACTGTAGGAGATGTTTTTAATGCTAAAGATGTAAAACAAATTGAATCAAAACAAGAACATTTTGGTACAAGTGAAAAAGTAGAATGGGAAGTTGATGATTATCATTTACAACGTTTAAAAGAATTAGGATTAGGAGATGATGATGAAGATGATATTAATCAATATATTTCAAGAATATGAAAAAATCTAGACGAGCTAAATCATTAGAAAAAAAACATCATAAAATTACTAAGGATTACGATAAACAAAAAGAACGTCATTTAGAAAAACTTGCATCAAAAACTTTGGCTAATGACGAAAAGTTTCGTAAATTACATGATAAGAAAATCAAGGGTGATTTCTTAAAAAATTTTTAATTATGGAATTTGCACACAAATGGGAATTTGATAGTGAAGATGAATTAAATAATATCTTTACTGACGGTAAAAAAGAATTAAATGATCTAATTGTAGATATAGCATTAGATAATTTGCATACTAAAATTAATGATATACCTGTACTATCAATCTATACTAAAGATACAGATATGTTTTATGATATTATGATTGAACGTCCTGATATGGTAGAAACATTAGAACAAAATCTTACAGCAATGGAGGAATATGAGGATTATGAACGTTGTTCTAAGATTATTAAAGCAATAGATTATCTTAAAAATCAATAATATGAAAACTACGTTAAAAATTGGAATTATAGGAATATCAATTTTTTTACTAGCATTTAAAGATTATAGAGAAAAACTACTCCCAGTTACTCCAGTATTAGATTTACCCGTTAAAGGTATAAATAATATTGAAGTTACACCATTAACGGTACCTCATATTGAATTAAAATCAAATTCCCATGAAGAATTTTTAAAAGCTATTGGATTTAAAGAATCAGGTAATAGATATGATGTTGTAAATCGTTTTGGTTATATGGGTAAATATCAATTTGGAAAACGAACACTCAGAGGTTTAGGATTTAAAGTAAGTAAAGAAGAATTTTTAAATTCCCCTGAAATTCAAGAAGCTGCTATGAGAAAATTACTCCAAACTAATAAAAAATATTTACAAAAATATATAGATGAGTTTGAGGGAAAAGTAGTAAATGATATTCTAGTAACAGAATCAGGATTATTAGCTGCTGCACATTTAGGAGGTGCTGGGAGTGTTAAAAAATGGTTCCGTACTGGTAAAGTTAAAAAAGATGGTAATGGAGTTAAAATAACTACATATATGGAGCGTTTTTCTGGATATGATTTATATTTATAAGCAAAAATAGATTATGGCAAGGATAGTTGTAAATAATTACACCCCAAATAGTAGAAAAAAACGCCCTGGGGTACATGCTAAAAGCAAAACTAGTAAATTAAAAAAAAGTAAAAATTATGTCAAAGCGTATCGTGGTCAAGGGAGATAGTATGGATTTAAGTACTATATCTTTATTTAACCATATGACAGATGATGATTTTCTAGCTGTACATAATGCTGGACAATTAAAAAACTTATGTACGGCTTTATCATTAGATTTACAATCAATTAAAGATGAAAAAATTAAAACAAATAACACTTACACAGCATGAATGGATTGATGCTATGAAACTTCCTACACCTCATAGGAATAAAAAGAAATACTATAGAAAAGAAAAACACAGAGCTGCTTGGAAAAGCGGCTCTTCTTCATTATATTTACATAGTAAATAAAGGTTATGTTATACGAATTTAAAAATTATAATAAACACGGTAATGTAAGGACAAGGATAGTACCTGGTCCCAAGGGTAAAGCATTTAGTGTTAATCCAAAAGGTTTAGGTAATTATATTGGTGTTAGAGTATTCAAATATGAATATAAACATGAACTATTACCTCCAAGTTTATTAAGTATAGGTGGTAAAAGATATATTGTTCCTACTTGGCAAGAAGTACTACCAGAAACTGAATTGAGTGATATAAAATGGATCAAACCAAAACCAAAGGTTAAACAAGAACCAATTATTGAGACCCATACTAGCAGTAGCAACGCAAATAAAACGTATAAAACAATATACTACCCAGAATCAGGTAAATTCCATTGCGATTGTCCAGGTAGATGGAGAGCGTTTGATAACCGTTGTAAACACATAAAATCATTAGAAAAAAAAGTAAAGTAATGCGCGGGAAATTTTGATACCCGGGCTAGGGTTCGTATATTTACCACGTTGATGCAGTTAAGCATCACGTTAAAACCAATAAGAGTTATGTATATTCAAGTCAAAAACACAACAAAGAAAAGAAACAACCAATTTAGAGTTCAAACAATGTCTGCTGGATTAAAAGAAATTAAATCTAGAGGATGGATTGTTAATGACTGTAAATTTGAGCAATTAAGAGATGAATTAGTTACTAATAAGTACAAAGAATTAGATGGTAGAATGAATACCAGAGGTAAACAATTTGCACAAAGAGCTGGATTATAAATTTAAAATAAATAGGTTATGAAATTATCACCAACAAGAGAAATGCTTAGACCATATTCAGATTTGATTTTGGCATCATTAGATGTAAATCAAGTAGCAACTAGAGTAGGTGCTGTGGCTGAATTTATTTTAATGAACCATTATGGTTGGTTAAAAAATGGAGATATAGGTAACGAAAAAGGATATGATGCTACTGACAAAGATGGCAATAAACATGAAATAAAAGGTATGTCATATGAAACTAAAACACACTATGTTGCTTATAAACATGCTGTAAAAGGGGATAGATATGATTATTTAAGCATTCTTCATTTTAATGAAAAAAGGGTAGCACATATTCCTAGAGAAGAAATAAATAAATTTATTGAAGAAAATACATTACCAGGTAGAAAAACTAAATCATTACGTTTATGTTTTAGTGATCCTATTTTAACTAAACTTGGGAAACCAAGAAAAAAGTCATTATTTTTAGCATTATTTTTAAAATACGAAGATAAACAATTTACATTTTAATATGAGTAGAGGTAGACCAAGTGAACAAGTAGAAAGATTAGATAAATGGACTATAGACAGTACTGATTATGATGGATCTAGATCAATTATTAAATTTGATAGATCCAAATCAGCAAATGGTCCTTATTCATGGGAAAATATCCCACCTAAAGGGTTTAGACAACCTAAACCAAAAATTGATCAACGAATGTATGGTAACAATCCTGTAGTTGTAGTATTTAAAACATCAAATCGTTCTAATGCCAAAACTAAAATGAAAGTAATTAACAAAAATATTGATTATGTCCTATCAGCTAAAAAAATACCAGGAATACCTGCTATTGCTGAATGGCTTGATGTTGGTGTTGGTAAATCATTTGTAAATAAATATAAACAAAAATATAATTTAGCTTAGTCTTTATATATTTATAACAAAATATTAATTAATAAATTTATTATGTTAAAAATTATAGGTCTTATAGTAGTAATTTTAGTAATCGGAGCAGCTGTTTACTATTTTGGTTTTTATAGAAAAGGTAAAATCAACGATAGAGATGGAGATTATATTCCTGATGAAATCGAAGATGCAGTTGAAGATGTTAAAGAAGTAGTTAAAGAAACTAAACGCAGAGCTAAAGCAGTAAAAAAAGAACTTAAGGATGTTGCTGATGCAGCAAAAGAAGTTGTTAATCAAGCTGGTGATGTAGCCGCGGCTGCAAAAGGAAAACCAAGAAGAGGAAGAAAACCAAAGAAAAAATAAAAATATGAGCAAATATAATTTAATAGATATTTACGAGCAATATCAAATTGGTTCAGGTTGGACTAGAGACTTTGATTATGATGGAATGTTAAAAGCCGGACTTAAAACAGGAGTTGATACTGATATTGAGCTTTTAAAGAAAATGGCTGAAGATTATACTGATGTTAATTATCACAGAGAAGCATCTCATTTATATAACGCTATTGAAGCATTAGAAGAGAATGCTATTAAAGAAGCAAGTATGTTCTTTGGAGATTTTCATGCTGAAATTGAAGAAACTATGAAAAGCCAAGGTATGGATATTGAACCAACATTAGGTAAATTTATGGCTTCTAAAATGGAAGAAGATAAAGATAAAGAACCTAAAGATAAAGAACCTAGAGATGGAGTTAAAAGTGCTGCATCTAAACTAGGAATAAAACCAAAGCACGTAAAAGAAGTATCTTTACGTGAAGGATATAGTATTGAAGGTTTACTTAGTATTCCTTTAAAAGCTAAATTCTTAGAAGCATTTCAAGATTTATATTTTGATTTAGTTGAAGAAGATCCATTTATGGCTGAGGATGTAGTTGATCATTTAAGTGTTGAAATGTTAAAACATTTAGATGCTATTCAAGCTCAAGGTGATAAATTAGCTGGTATAGAACAAGAAGAATTTATAGCTATTGATGAATTAGATAATACTTTAAACATTGATAAAGTAGCATCTCCAGATGCTAAAGCACATGATTATGGGGATGAAATTAAAGGTATATCTGATGAAGATGATACTGAAGAAAAATATGCTCATGGAATGGTATTGCCTCTAGAAGAAATGTTTGGTCCTGTTAAGTTCCTTAAGTCTAAAGGTATCGATGATGATATAATTGCAGATTTTATGAAAACCCACGCCGAAGATATTGTAGGTGCTAGTGAAGATGAAATCATGGATGAATTTGAAAACTTTAGATCAGTAAACTATGATTATATAGATGAAGATTTAAGGACACATTTTAAAAGGTTTATATAAACGCTTTCCCGGGAGGGCATGGCTGGGGTATTGGAGAGGAAATCCCGTCTCTTGGCATTAATTTGGCAACGCGGTGGCATTCTTACGCCCTTTCGTTTGACGCCCTCCCTCATATACAGAAAAAGGAGCTATCTAGCTCCTTCTTTTGTCTTTTTATATGTAAAAATTTGGTTACCTGGGATATCTTTCGTATATTTACCCTGTTGATAATTAAGTCAACGCATTAAATAGAGGTTATATTATGAAAACATTTGACGATTTAGAATTTACAAAACATAGTGTTACTAAAAAAGCTATTATGGCATCACTTGAACTTAAACCTAATGTGTTTATATCAGTAGTTGCAGGTGAAGGAATGTACAGTACATCTAGAAAAGGTGTTAAAGCCGAATGTACTAAAGTTGAAGATGCTTCTTCATTTGAAGTTGCCATTATAGATGAAAATTTACCTGATGACCAACAACAATGGGATGTTAATGGTTGGCAGACAAGAGAAGATATTAATAAATTAATAATTGAGAACTCATGAGTAAAGAAAAAAGATATGTAGTGACAATGGATATGTACGTTTATGCTGATAACGATTATATGGCTAAAAAACGAGCTAATGATTTAAGATTATCAATAGAAAATAGACGACATTCAGGTGATGTTAAAATAACTGAAATTGGTGAACAACCATTTGCTAGTTTTAATTATCGTAAATTAGATGATCCAACATTCACACCTAAAGATTTGTCTAACGAACCGTTACCATTTTAATATGAAAAAAGGAGATTGGATATTATATAATAATAAACGCAAAAAGTGCTTTGGTATACACCATAATGGTAATATTCTAATTAAGATGAATGGTACTATAGTTCAAGTACATAAAGAAAAAATAAGAACTCCCGCGTAAAAATTTGGTTACCCGGGCTAGAGTTCGTATATTTACCACGTTGATGCAGTTAAGCACAACATTAAATTAATTAAGGTTATGACAAATACAGAAACAATGCAATTAGATTTATTTCATGGAGTAGTATTAACTACTGAACAACAAAAAGAAGTTAATACATTTATTAAAAGACAAGCTGAAAGAGCAGTTGATAGTCAAAATGATGTTAATAGAAAAATGTTATTATTGGATGAAGCAGGTTTTGTTCAAGGAGTTGATTATGATAGTAATTTTGAAGTTTACGAGGTTACTAAAGAAGTAACATTTGGTTATTCTTATAATAATACAAATTATGAGTATGAAGTTACTTATATGAATGCTGTAGGTGGTGTTTATCTTAAAGTTAATACCATTAAAGAGGGTGAAATAAAAGAATACAAAGCTTCAGTTGATAGAGAAGGTGATAAATTAATGTGTACCAATATTACTCAACAATATAGATATTATAAGCCAAGTTCATTGCTTACTAAATTTAATGAGCATAATGAGCGTAAAATAAATGAGTTGTTACATAATAATAAGCAAAAAATTGCTTTAGATATTATAGTTGCTAAGTACCAGAAATTATATCCTAAAGCTGAGGTTAAAATTAGTTCTGATTATTATAGAAGATCTTATCATAGTTTTCCAACTGTTAAAGTTACATTTGAATCAGGTAGTTCAGTTGAATTTACTTTGGGTTATAGTGATGAAATGGAAAAAGAACGATTTCATAAAAAATATGATGCTCAAACTGAAACAACAAAAGATTTATTAGATAGATTTAATAATCAAAAAGCTAAGTAATATGAAAAATGAAAATTGGGATCCAGAAAAATTTCAGGGTAAATCTAAAAAACAAGTAGAGTCTTCCACAATAGGATGTTTTATAGGAAGTATAGGTATATTTTTAGTTTTATTATGGTTATTAATGTTAAAAAATTTATAATATGGTAAGGTATAGAAATAGATACGGTGATGAATACACATTTACTAAACAAAAAGATGGTAATGTATTATGGGAAGGTGATTTTGAATACATAAGAGCTGGGGATGACTTTATAGATCCATCAGGTGGACCATTTATTAGAGTAGGTCAAATGTTATCTCATATTATACATGGGGATGAAATGAATGTAATAGTAGAAGGTTTTACTAATACAGAAAAAGGTATATTAATTAATACAAAACCTCATGATTATGATCCTAAAGACTTTAGTCATTTAGAAGATAGGGGTATAATTGGAGGTATAATTTAAATTAAATATATGAAAGTAGAAAGACAAGTTTTACATAATTGCTTGGATAAGGCAAAAAGTTTTTATAAATTAGGGGAACGAGATAAGGCAAGAGACTATTGTGATATGGGAATTGGTTATGTTGCTGCTAAAAAAGAAGATGGTGCTGATGGGGAAGACTTAATTGAAGGAGTTAGAATCAATTTATGGTTAGAACGTTTTTGGATGTTTTTAGAAAATAAAAATTTAATGTTATAATATGGAAAACGAAGCAAATAAATGGTGGGAAATTTCAGTAGCATGGAAATGGCCACATGAAGGATTTACAGTTGGTTATGATTTAATTGAACCAATAGAAGAAGATGAAGCTAAATATTTTAGTTTTAATTTATATTTAGGATTATTATCTGTACTTATTAATTGGGGAAAACATAGTTGGAATGAGTAGAATAGAAGAATTAGTATATAGTGCTCATGAATATGGTAAACGAGCTCAATTGTTTGATGAGGTTTCTAAGATAAAATTAGAATCTCCAACAATGCAATTAGAAGAAGTTTATGATAAAGCATATCAAAATGTAATGAATACTTAAATATGAGTAATTCTAAAATTATAGGATTAGGACATTATGTCCCAAATAATATTATTACTAACAACGATTTATCTGAAATGTTAAATACATCAGATAAATGGATTCAAAGTCGTACTGGAATTAAAGAACGTAGATGGGTTACTAAAGAAAGTGGTGATACAGCTGCTACAATGGGAACTAAAGCAGCAAAAATAGCTATTGAAAATGCTGGTCTAAAAAAAGATGATATTGATTTCATTATATTTGCTACTATGACACCTGATTATTACTTTCCTGGTTGTGGTGTTCAAGTCCAGAATGAATTAGGTATTAAAAATATAGGTGCTTTAGATGTTAGAAACCAATGTTCAGGTTTTATTTATGCCTTATCTGTTGCTGATAAGTTTATTAAAACAGGTACTTATAAAAATATATTAGTAATAGGAGCAGAATTACATTCAGGTGGATTAGATAAAACACCAAGAGGTAGAGATGTAAGTGTAATATTTGGAGATGGAGCGGGTGCTTTAGTATTATCTAGAACAGACAAAAACAAAGGTATATTATCTACTCATTTACACTCAGATGGAAAATACGCTGAAGAATTAGCTGTAGTAGGACCTTCACCTAGACATGGTGTTGGAAAAGATAATCATTGGATCAAAAGTGTTCAAGATAAACCTGAGGAAACATTTTATTTTCCTTATATGAATGGGAAATCAGTATTTAAACATGCCGTTTTTAGATTTAGTGATGTAATTACTGAAGGATTATCTGTAAATCAATTAAACCCATCTAATGTTGATCTATTTATTCCACATCAGGCAAACTTAAGAATATCTGAATTTGTGCAAAAGCAATTTGACTTCAGAGATGACCAAGTATTTAACAACATACAAAAATATGGTAATACAACTGCAGCATCAATTCCTATAGCATTAAGTGAAGCATTTAAACAGGGTAAAATTAAAGATAATAATATAATAGTATTAGCTTCATTTGGTAGTGGTTACACTTGGGGTAGTATAATAATAAAGTGGTAATGAATATAGAAAAATTATTAATAGGTATATTTTGGTTTATTTTGGGTCATGTAGCAGTGTTTTTTCAATTAAACGGTCAATTTAAATGGGAATGGTTTAAAAAAAATGAATTCATATTAGCATTAGCTGGTCTTATAATATCATATTTTTATATATGGGGTACAAAACATACCGTAGAAGGGTTTAATGGTTTATTATGGCCTGCTAGATTTATAGGATTTAGTATAGGAATATCCGTTTATGCTTTGGGTGTTGGATATTTCTTTAAAGAGGGTATTACAAATAAAACATTTGTAAGTTTACTATTATGTGTTATATTAGTAGCAATTCAAGTATTATGGAAAACTAAATAAAATGGCAGCAAGAAAAAAAATTACATTTAAACGATGGCTACTCAGAAGATTAGTATATGTAAATAAACTCACCCCATATCAGAAATTTGCTTCACGAGTAGGTTATATGGGTAGTGGGTTTTTAATAGCAGCACAATGGACAATTGAACCATATTTATACGTGATAGGGTTTTGTTTTGTTATAGTACAAACATCATCAAGAAAACAATGGAACTTAGTTGCATTAAATATAAATGGATTAATAGCTTGGATTACACACCTCTTAAATACATAAAAATGGACCTACAAGAAAGAACAAACAAAATTAAAGAATTAAGTAGCATGATAGTGGATCTAAAAAAGAATAGAACAGTAGATTCTAAAAAAACCATTCAAAAACTACAACAAGAAATAGATAAGCTAATATATGATTAATAGAGAATTAATAACTAAGGATAATAAAATGTATGAAGTAGTATCATCTGTTTCTTCACATATGTTTCTTAATAAAGATAAATCTCTAAACCAACAAGTATTAGGATTGTATGTTAATGAATATAAAGGAGATAGAGTGTTACAACGTGAAGATAAATTCTTAATATGTAAGCAAATAGAAGAAGCACAAATAATAGAATAACAATTTGGATAAGTAAAAAAATAATTGTATATTATGATTAATATAGGTAAAGAATGGCGTTGGATGGATGATGAGTTGTTAGAACAAGGTGTAGATGATTTTATATCATATTCAACAGGTAGTGGAGCAGTAGAAGATTAGTTATGAGAAAAAAAAGAGAATATAGAGGTTGTGAATGGGAAAGTCCAATATTTAGAGAAATAATGAGAGAAAAATGGGCTAAAGAAGGTAAAACGAAAATAAACGAATATAAAACAAAAAGAGGCAAACGAAGCTCTTTATAACACCACACAATAACCTAATACGTATATACAAACATGAGTAAATCTATAAATAACTTAATAAAGATATTAGAACAAGATATCAAATTAAATGATGATCAACCACTTACTACTAAAAAATTAAAACGTATATTGGAGGTAGCAGTAGAAAATAAATCAGAATAATATGTTGGTAGGAGTAGGTATAGCAATATTTATTGTAGTTTGGATTTGGATAATTTGGGAACTTTATACTGCTCCACTTATTGATGATGTTGGAAATATTGATGTTACAGATGTTGACATTGAAGATGACTTGTGGGATAAGAACCACATTGAAGATATGGATTAAAAAATAAATTAAAATGCCGTTATATAAAATAGGAATTACCCCAGTAGATAGTGAAATTGAACCTTATGTAGTTAAAATTGAGACAGACGACATTGAATGGTCTATGGAACAATATCAACGTAATAGAGAACCACTTGAGTGGGAGATGTTGAATTGGAATATTAGAGTATAATGTCGTGTTCAAAACATGACATAGAAGAAGAATATGTATTTGAGTTTAAAGGTAAACGATATGAATGCATAGGTGAAGATAGGGAATTTCAAATTACACAATTCAGATTTGCAATAAAGGATAAACAATGGCTAACGGTCAGTAATCGAATAATAAATCAACTTAAATGGGGTCCAAACATAAGGATAGTAAATTAAATTATTGTGAGTGGTGTGGTAATAAAACACCATTAGGTAGGACAATGCAAGCGGAAACACCAATATTGGAATTTATGGAGGAAAAGATTGATTTGATTGGTAGGGAAGATATTTGGGGTGTTCATGGTGATTGGAGTACGGTTGATATTGATAGTGATCTGGAAGCTGAGTTGTTGATATATGATGAGATGTTGAATACGGTTAGTAAACGAACTGTATGTGAAGTGTGTTTAGTACAAGATAATAAAATGTATAAAAAATATTATAGCGGAATGATAGGGGAGGTAAATAACGATTCAGATGACGACGATGAAGATCATTATATAATAGAGTTAGAGTAGAAACAATCAACAATAAAATAATATATGGGTAAAAATGGAGGAATATTTCGATTTAAGTATACTGAATTATTAAGTAATGGTGTTGAACAGGAAGGATCATTGATTATAGAAACAAAAGATGTGGTTCGTTCAATTGGAAGATTTGGTGAGAGTAGACAATTAATAGATTTAGATGTAAAACAATTAAACAATAAATAACATGAGTAAAAACAGTCACAAAGCGTTGTACGAGCAGTTGATGCAATGGTTACCAACGTTGAAAACTAAACGTAAAAAACCGGTTAAACGAGGCAATACACAACCTAGGTTTATCGATTATAATGTTAAAATTAAAAATGGATCAAATGCGAGACGATAATAAACAATTGTATAAACAAATTGGTAGTATGTTTGGGGATCTTGTAATGGCCTTGGTTGTTGGTATGTTAGGAGTGGTTGCTTTGTTTGGAATCGTGAGTGCAATATGGAGCTTGATTGCCTAAGTGTGACAAACCATATACAAAGTATGGAATATGGATATTGAGATATTTAAACATCCGTATATTTGGTTATAGTAGGTGACAAATAGTTAATGTGTTGTGTGGGTTGAGATGAAGGTGGTGTTAACCCATTCACATAGGCAACCACGCCTCTTCGACTTACCTTAAAGTATATACGTCGAATTGCATTATCCGCAATTGGCACACGTGTACATTCTTTTTATTCACAATGGCCTGGCATTAAAAATGAGGATATGACAAAGCCAAATACATTTGTAATAAGGTATGAACACATTGTTCACGAATAAATTTGGATACACGGGATAGAGTTCGTATATTTACCATGTTGAGCAATTAAGCATCAGCAATAAATAAAGGTTATATGTCAACAATGCACTCGTACACACTATTAGAATCAATCGTTTATGAATTACAATCAAAAGGCGCTATCGTCGATCCATGTGTTGTAGATGATTTAATTACCTGTATCACCACTACTAAAAAAGTTGAATACAATAAAATAAAATTATAATATTAAATAAAGGTTATGAAAAGTATAATTAAAGGCAGTGAACCAATCCCAAAGTATGTGTTAACAGTTGATATAAACATTGGCTATGAAAACATATGGCGTGGAGATGACATTAGTGAGGGTATACATTACAGAGATATCGCAATTAAACATTGGGGCAAAGACGCGGTAGCATTATTGCCAGCCGAATAACATTGTAACAAACATATTATTTACCACCGTGGTACTCCTTACCGCGGTGGCACTTCTGTACACCGTACTTACTACCTTACCCGTACATACTGATTATATACTTAATACATAAGTTATGCCGGCGTACCG